CGCCCCTCCGCCGCAGCCGCAACCCCAGCCGCAGCCGGAGTCCGCCACACACTCGCAGCAGCAGCCCACGCAGCCGCAGCAGCAGTCCTGGGCGGGGGGAAGAGAGCGCCAAACCACGGTCGGATTTTCCGCTGCGCCTGCCACCGAGTCAGGCCCTGGCGAGGAAATCTCGGTCCAAGAAACCCAAGTCCCTCACTCCGGCAGCTACACGACGCAGCCGAAGACGGAGGGAGAAAAAGAAGCGGAAGCCTTCCTCAGGCAAGCCCAGCGTATCACCTGGGCGACCCCAGGTGAAACCGACTCCTGGGCCCTCGAAGCAGTAGGTGCGGCAGCGACTCAATATCGCCCTTCCACTAGTTCTGACCCGGACATTACTCTTTACGAGCATATTCCGGGCATTAAAGAATGGAAAATGCCCCCACTGACAGAAGAAGATGTTATCGACTCTATCATGGGTCAGTCTAAGCGTCGCCTCACGGCAGAACCGCCTCCTCGTGCAAAACAGGAGGAACTGATCCAGAAAGTCCTTGACAACTATCCCCGCTCTAAACCCCCCGAAATTTTCGATCTCTCCCCCGACGGCGAATTGGATTGGGATCTCATCCAGCGTCAAGCTGAGTATGAGTTGAGGAACACGGTTAAACAGGATTCAACCCCCGCGCACCCCTTAGACGCTTTTGGCAACAATGCCAAAGTGTTGGAGTCGCTAACCGTCCCCTTTGTCGCGAACATGTTAGTCGCAAGGATCAAATCCCTGCTTGACACCTCAACCGACTTCGAGGACCTCACTCCCGTCCAACTCGTTGAGAAGGGTTACTGTGACCTAGTCTCGTTGATGATTAAGAAAGAACCCCACTCTCTTAAGAAACGTAAAAGCAAACGTTGGCGACTCATTTCTATGATGTCCCTCATCGACCAGACCATCGACCGACTGCTCTTCACCCACCAAAACAAACTCGAAATCGCTCTCTGGAAGTTGATTCCTTCCCTCCCCGGCATTGGCTTGTCTAAGGACGAAGATGGAGCGATTTTCCTGGCGGCACTCAACCGCCAGAAAGGAGACCCCCACGCCACCCACGCGTCGGCGGATGTCTCCGGTTTTGATTGGTCGGTGCAAGAATGGGAATTACAATTTGAAGCTGAAGCCCGCCTAGCGCTGATGCGCAGTCCTAACTGCGTGGTGCAGCAATTGGTGAAGCGTCGCTTCATATGTCTTTCCAGATCTGTGTTTAGGACCCCGAAAGGGGCCTTACTCGCCCAAACTCCAGGCGCCTACGGCGTCGTCAAATCTGGCACTTTTAACACCAGCTCCACCAACTCTCGTTTGAGGGTGATGATGGCCTGGCTCATTGGTGCACAGTGGGCGATAGCTATGGGTGATGACTGTATCGAACAGCCTGTAGATAACGCCGAGGAAAAATATGCGCAGATCGGACACACCCTCAAGCATTACGTGGAATCCGTGGATGTCGAGGCTTGCTCCCATCGTTTTAAAGCGAATGGTGAGTATTACCCCGATGACCCGTCCAAAAGTTTGTATGCTTACCTCCAGAAAGGACCTACGGAGGAGAGGTGTGAAGCCCTTGTGTGGTATTTCCGACACCACCCTTTGGCAGAGCAGCTTACGTGCGCGGTCCGTGACGCACTAGCTCGGCAAACTAGCTAAGAAAAAGCTAGAGACTGTTGAGGAAACCATGGCCCGTCGTAGACGCAACCGCGCCCGCCGCGCCACCCCCAACACCAACA